TGCCAACGCAAGCTTCAGCCTTGGTCGATTGGGCGGACATTCCCGAAGGCAGCCGCGCCACAACGCAACAGTCATTTGATCTCACTGACTTCTGCACCAATCGCGCTCAGGCATTGCTCACCGCACGATTCCTGTTGAGCGTGCGCCGCCGCATCACGCATACCGTCAGCTTTAAAACGGTGCCCGATTCGCTTGGTATCCAACCTGGTTCCTATATCCGCGTGATCACCGCAGCAACCAGCTACAACGCGGCAGCCAATGGCGCAATTCAAGACGCTGGTTCGCTGGTCAGTATCAGCACAGTGGACGATGGCACCTACACCGCATTGATTTACAACCCGTCTACCTCTGACGTTTCCGAAAAGCAGATCACGATCAGCGGCGGGCGGGTGACCGATTCAACCGTTTACAACTGCCTGTTTACTTTGCTGAGCACGACGGTCAGCAAAAACGTCTACCAAGTGGAGCAGCTGACGCTTGATGAGGATGGGTTGGTGAACGTCAGCGCTGTGGAAGTACCCGTCGACAGCTCGGGGGCTAGCATTGTTGCAAGGGACGTGCTGGACGACGCTGCTTTCCGGGTGCTCGAGTAATGGCATTTCCTACATTGCAACCCACTAGCCGGGATTTCAGCCCTGGCGACTGGCCAATCAAGCGCTTCAATTCGCAATCTGGCGCTGAAGTGCGGATCCTGTACGGCAGCCAGCGCATCAACGCAAAGATCAGTCTGGGCTACGACAACATCAGCGACGCAAACGCCCAGCTGTTTTTGGATGACTACGCCACGCAGATCGGCACCTTACGGACATTCGACCTACCGGCTGCTGTACGTACAGGATGGTCAGGTAGCGCAGGCAGCATTGATGCACCACCTGGCGCCAAATGGCGTTATGAATTAGAGCCTGCAGTGCGGGCGGTGCGCCCTGGTCGCAGTAGCGTTACAGTGAATTTGGTGGCGGTGATCTGATGGCAAAGGTCTATACCGGACGAGACGGGCGCCTGCTGCTTGACGGCACCGAGCAGATCAAGGTCACCAACTGGTCGATGACCGGCAACCTTGAAACACTGGAAACCACCAGTCTTGGCGACAGCCAGCGCACCTATGTACCTGGTGTGCAGGAATTTAACGGCAGCGCCACACTGCTGTATTACAACGATGGCGCCGGTCGCAACGATGCTGCAACAGCGTTGAAAAAAGTGCTGAAGATCGGCAGCGTATCTGAAGCCGACACTGTTGACATGCGTTTGCGCCTAGTCGACGGCAGCACCAATCACGATGTTCGACTGACTACATACATCACCAGCGTTACATTTGGCGCCAGTGTCGGTGAGGTTAGCTCTGCTCAAATCACCTTCCAAGGCACTGGAGCGCTGACAGCGGTGACGATCTAATGGGCATCTATCTTGGCAATATCGGAAACATTGAGCTGACCCGTAAATCATTGGAGGGCAGCAAGGATTCCGTTGTGAATCCAAGCGATGTCAACGCTTCCCGCGATCGTTTTAGTTTTGATTTTGATCCAAGCTATTTGATTAGCGGCGATCTAATTGAAATTGCCACTACCGATGGCACTAATTTGGATTTTGTTGATGCCACTGGCTGGGCAAACAATACGGTGCAATCTAGCGGCAACTGGTATGCCTTCATTGATGAGCTTGGCGGGATTCGGCTTTACACCAATTTTGATGACAGCCTTGAGGGGGCTAGTGCTGGCCTTATTTCTTTGAATGCTATTGCTCGCAACATACCGATTAAGGTAACCGTTCGCGATCGTGACGCCAGATTACTGGGTTGCGTTTCCGACTACGAAATTAACACCACACGCGAAACTGTAGACATTACTGTTTTAAGCGATGAATATAGACAGCAGTACAGCAGCTTGATCAGCGGCAGCGGTCGCCTTACCGCGCAATGGGATTATGTGAAAGAAGGCGACACTGAGCCGGTCAATTATTTAATGCAATTGGTATTGCGCACAGAAATTGGCTCATCATTTCACGCTAAATTTTATATCAAATCAGCTGGTACGCGCGCGTCTGCAGGTTCTTTTGAGTCAACACAAATCAACGACGCACTGTGGTGGGAATTTGATGGCTTGATTACCAGCAGCGCGACCAGCTTTGCGTCGGGTGACATTATTGTGAGTTCTGTTGATTTTGTGGCCACTGGCCCGATCAGGCTGCGGGCGAAAACACGCACAACTGAATATTTGCTGCAAGAATCTGGAGACAAGATCAAGCTTGAGCAAGATGCCACATCATTCTTGCTTTTGGAGCAATCCGACTGACACTAGAGTGGTGTCAGGCCATGCCCTGCATTCATAGCCTCGCAATCCAATGGCAGACCTCAGGATCACCGAACTGGCGGCTCTCTCAAGCGGTGACCTAGTTGCCGGTGATGAGCTAGCAGTAGCCGATATCAGCGCAAGCGAAACCAAGCGCATCACTGTATCGGACTTCACTGGCAAGGCTGTAACGCTAATTGCTGACGCCACCATCCCCGGCGCCAAGATTCTGTTTGGCAGTCAAGAAATTGCTGGCACTGCGCTGGAAGATGGCGCTGTTGATACGACCCAGTTAGCAGATGAAGCTGTAACGGCAGCCAAGCTAGCAAATGAATCAACCGTTGATCTGGTCACAACGCTGCCCGCTTCTGGTGCGTTTACTGGTCAGATCGCTTTAGACACCGATGACGACAAGGCATATATCTGGGACGGCAGCCAGTGGGTCAGCTTCAAGGCCGCCGGCAGCATTAACAGTGTCATTGGCAGCAGCAGCGGAGTTGTCAATATCAGCGTCAGCACCTCTGGCGATGAAGTTACAATTAGCACCACGCTGGATAACACCAGCGCTGCAGCGCAGTTTCTGGCTGGCCCTAGTGGCACGGCTGGCGCCGTCAGTTATCGCACGATTGTTTCCGCTGATTTGCCGACCGCTACAACATCCGCGAAGGGTGCTGTTGTTGTTAATGGCAATGGCTTGACGCTAAGTAGCGATCAAATTCAGATCGACAACACCGTTACCGCTAACACAAGCGAGTATCACTTAACGCAATACGACGTCAACGGTCTTGTTACTGCTGGCCGATTGATTATTGCCGCCGATCTGCCGGCAGCAACAACCGGATCAAAAGGTGCGGTATTCCCTGGAACAGGGCTACAGGTTGCTGGATCTGGGCAGCTTAATCACTTCAATGTTGCAACACCTGGCACTTACGGCAAGGTAACGATTGACGCTCAAGGCCATGTCACCGAAGGCGCAAGCCTGATTGCAGATGACATTCCTGAGCTTGACACCTCAAAAATCACTAGCGGTACATTTACCTCTGATCGGCTTGCGGAAAACAGTGTTACCGCATCGCAACTTGCTGATTACGGTATTGCGCAGATTGGTAGCAGTCAGCCCATCCCAGAATTTGCTGGTCAGTTATGGGTAAATCCAACTGATCGCACAGCATACGTCTGGGTTGGTCAAGTTAGTCCAGCGCAGGGTTATTACCTGCCACTGAATAACGAGTTTGGTGCGCAAGCAAACTTGCGTTTTGGTGGTACTTATAACGCCAACACCAACACGGTCGCCACGCTAAACACATACGGTGCTGGTGCAGGCTTAACCGTTGGTTCCGCGCTGACTGCGCCAACGGCTGCAAGTGCTGGTATTTATCTGCTTGTTACCACTGCGGGTACAGGCACAGCACCTGCACCTGCGGTTGCGCTTGATGTCGGCGACTGGATCTTGAGCCAAGGGCAAGGTACGACTTGGACGCACGTCAACTTGGTTGGTGCTGGCATCAGCGTGATTGACGCTGCTGATGTGACGTTTGATGGCAGCGCATTGTCGCCAGCCATGGGCGGCGTTGCTGATGCTGAGGCAGCACTTACAACACTTTGGGGTCGCGTGCAAATTGCTAGTTTGTCCACGCTTGGCATTGTGCTCGAAAGCACCGAGATCACAGTGAACAACAGCACTGGTGCAATGGCAGTTGGTGTTGTTGATGAAGGCACCTACTGAGTCGTGGCATGTCTGGCTTTAATTACAACGGCGAAAACCTGCCTAAAGGTGGCGTAGAGGGCGAGTTGCTTGTAAAAGTCAGTGCTTCCGACTATTACGTGCAATACAAGACGATCACTGAAATTTTGGCTGAATACGAATTTGAGATTGATGAGGGTGAATACTAGACTGAGCCGGTAACGCCGTCCCGCAGGGAGTTAAGGCATGGCCACGTACAAGCACATTCGTAGCGCGACTGCAAATAAGCGCCCGACCACAAGCATTGCTGATGGTCAGCTTGCGATCAACACGAATACCGCAAGCCCCGGACTGTTTTTCAAAGATTCTGCTGGTACTGGCATTGTAAAAGTCGGTCCGGTTCACGT